AATTGTCCCTTTTCGTTCGTACGCACGAATCTCATGCTGCAAAAGTATCATCCAGAATGATACTTTTGCAGTAAAGTATGCTATACTAGTTGGACAACTGAATAGGGCAAATAGAGTAACGACCAAGAACTAAGTCACAACGAAAGGTAGGTCGCCATGGTAAAAAGGCTCATTGCAACGGGATTAGTTACCCTTGCTATTACATTTAGCTCGACCCCAGTGTCGGCACAAATGATTGAGACACAAGAGGTAAATCCAAATAAGGCTATGCTGATTAAAAACACGCAGGTTTTGTTTGAAAATACCGTAGCAGTAAAATCAGCAGTAAAGCAACTAAAGAAACATGTAAATAAAACCTGGTATGTATTTTCAGGCAATACCCCAGCTGGCTGGGATTGTTCTGGGTTAACAATGTGGTTTTATAAGCAAGTTGGTGTTGAAGTTGAACACCGAGCATCTAAGCAGCAAAAGCTTGGGGTAGCAACTAAGAACCCTAAGCTCGGAGACTTGGTAGTCTTCAAATACAAAGGATATAACTCAGCGTACCACGTTGGAATTTATGTCGGAGATGGCAAGATGATTCATGCCCCCAAGAAGGGCCATCGAACTATCGTTGAATCTGTGAAACAGTTTGCAGGTAAATACAGTGTCGTGTCTTACAGGCATGTCGTGGATACCGTGTAGTATAATAGAAGTACTAACCGGAAGTTTGTCTGAGAAATCAGAGGGGCTTCCGGTTTTCTCCTTTCTGCACAATTGTGGTATAATCAGATTGATAAGGGGCACAGATTTAGGTTGAAAACCTAAACGTGTTAGTAGCATTTAGGCCTAGGGACCGTCTGAGATTTATTCTTTTGGGGTCCCTAGGTTTTCTCTTTTCTGCACAATGCTATAATGGTCCTCCAACTCAATACGAAAACCTTAAAGGAACACTTCATGATTACTGTATATAGCCTTCCATCTTGCGTACAATGCAACCAGACAAAGAAGCTATTACAGCGTGAAGGTTTTGAGTATCAAGAAGTAATGCTGGACCAAAACGAGAAGGCAAGCATCATGGTCAAAGAGCTGGGCTACTCTTCTGCACCAGTAGTAATCATGGGCGATAACCACTGGAGCGGTTTCCGCCCAGACATCATTATGTCTCTAGCAAAGTAAAATAGAATAGCGACTTCCTCCTTGTCGCTAGCAAACCCCGGTCGAGCATTTATCGCTCCCGGGGTTTTGCACATTTTAGAAAAGTAAGATAGAATAGAGTAATGAAGACTTGTAAAGTATGTGGTGAATCCAAGCCATATGCTGATTTTGGCAAAGAGCCTAGGGTAGCCGATGGGCTGCAGGCTCGCTGCAAGTCTTGTAAAAATGAAGCTAATAAGAATTGGTCAAAAGCTAATCCAGATAAAGCTAGACTTAGTGTTGCAAACTGGAGGATTAATAATCCAGACAAGGCAATAGAGTATCAGAATAGATATAAGGCCGACAAGCGTGAATATACAAGACAATGGTATCAAGAGAATAAAGATAAATATCGTGGCTATTTACGTGCTCGTAGAGCAAAGATTAGATTAAATGATTTTGTAAAATACTCCGAAAAAGAGGTGCTAGATACCTACGGGACATCTTGCCATCTCTGTGGTATTGCAATTGACATGAGCGCACCAAGAGCCACTGGAAAAGCTGGTTGGGAGATGGGTCTACAAATTGACCACATAATTCCAATTGCACGTGGTGGTGCCGATAAACTTGAAAATGTAAAACCAGCACATGGTTTATGTAATATAAAGAAGGGGGCATCTGAAATTGATTATATTTCCAGACAGTAACCTTCCGGCGCAGTCCCAAGAGTGGGGCGATGTTGTAGAAAAAGAAATTAAAAAGCTTGACAAAAAACGTGGCGGAGGAGGTTCTGGTAGCGATGGCTCAATTGGACCACAAGGACCTCAGGGTATTCAAGGAGAACCTGGGTTACCGGGTGAACAAGGCCCGCAAGGTGAAACCGGGGCAACGGGACCTGAAGGCCCTAAGGGTGATATGGGCGACACCGGCCCCCAAGGTGATACAGGACCGCAGGGTGATGTGGGACCTCAGGGTGCAACAGGCGAAACTGGACCTCAAGGCATCCAGGGTATTCAAGGTGTTCAGGGCCAGACTGGAGCTCAGGGCCCTCAAGGCGATGTGGGACCTACAGGACCTACTGGGCCTAAAGGCGACACTGGGCCGACTGGACCTCAGGGTGCACAAGGTGCGCAGGGTGCGCAGGGTGAAACTGGAGCTACTGGTCCTATGGGGCCAGCTGGTCCTCAGGGTACTCAAGGCGCTAAAGGCGATAAAGGTGACCAAGGTTACACAGGTTTATCTGCTTACCAAGTAGCTCAGCTCGAAGGTTTTACTGGAACGCAGTCTGAGTGGATTGCATCACTCGAAGGTGATGTTGGCCCAATGGGACCACAAGGTGTTTCAATTACACTTATCGGTTCTGTTGCAACTGTCGGTGATTTACCTTCTACTGGCAACGATGTGAACGATGCTTACATTGTTGACGCAGATGGTGACCTTTGGGTCTGGGCAAGCACAGGCTGGTACTCAGCAGGACAAATCGTAGGACCACAGGGTCTAACCGGTGCGACTGGTTCAACAGGCGCTACGGGCGCTACAGGACCTGGCGTGGCATCTGGTGGAACTGCAAATCAATTTCTTATTAAAGTTGACGGCACTGATTACAACACTGCGTGGTCAAACACTATCGATGGCGGAACCGCCTAGGTCTGATAGAATAGAGTATTATGGCTAACGAACTCCCATCCAATATCAGTTACGGAACCGTAGTTGGTCGCTTCTTGCTAGCCTATGCGGATGGTACAGACGTAGACCTTTATCCAGATGGCGTTGCTTGCGGTGGCAGCGTTGTATTCGTGCCATCTGTCGAGCGTCTTCGCAACGCAATAGGACTTCCAGCCCCAGTAACCATCCTTGTGCGCCCAATCGTTTGCCAACTTGATTCGGATGGCTACTTACTTGGCTCTGACAATACCCGTGGTGTTCGATTGCTTGCAACCGATGACACCGACAACGTTCCAACTGGCTGGACCTGGACCGCACAGTACAGACTTACAGACATAGATGGCGCAACTCTTCAAATGCTACCAGACCAGACCTTTAGTTTGTCTGGTGGCGCAACCCTTGACTTGACAACCATTTAGGAATATTAATGGCTCTTCCATCTAACGTAGGTTACGGCACAGTAGTTGCTCGTTTCCTACTTGCTTACGCTGATGGCAGCGACTCTGATGCCTACCCGGATGGAGTCCCAGCTAAGGGCTCAGTATTCTTTAATCCTTCGCCAGCGTTTCTTAAGGACGCAGCGGCATCGCCTAACCCAGTTACCATTGTGCCATCTAGGGTTGAGGCAACCCTTAACTCAAATGGCTACCTGCTTGGGCCTGATGGCTCTCAGGGTATTCGCCTAGTTGCAACCAATGACTCTGACCTAAACCCAGTCAACTGGACCTGGGAAGCAGAGTTTGCAATCACTGACGAAATTGGCACTCCAATCAAACTGGATGCCTTTAGCTTCTCGTTGCCTCAGGGAACAACAGTTGACCTTACCGCCTTGTCCCCAGTTCCAGATTCAAATGGAACCTTTTACCTAGTTGGTCCAACTGGACCTCAAGGTGACCAAGGTATTCAGGGTGAGGCAGCCACGCTTGATGTAGGCACAGTAACCACTGGGGCAGCTGGCTCGTCTGCTTCTGTGACAAACTCCGGCACGGTAAATGACGCAGTATTTGACTTTACAATTCCACGTGGTGACAAGGGTGACAAGGGTGACACTGGAGACCAAGGTCCAATTGGTGAGACCGGTGCGACTGGTCTAAACTGGCAAGGCGTTTGGTCTAACACGACTGACTATGTAAATGACGATGCAGTCTTTTACAATAACTCTTCATGGTTCGCATCTGGCGACCCAACTGTCGGCGAAGTCCCAGAACTCGGAGCAACTCACTGGATGCCACTTGCGCTCCAGGGTGCGACTGGAGCAACCGGACCAAAGGGCGACACTGGTGACCAGGGTCCTCAAGGTGAACAAGGTATTCAAGGTATTCAGGGAATACAAGGAGAAACTGGCCCGCAGGGTGAGCAAGGTATTCAAGGTATTCAAGGTGAACAAGGACCTGCTGGCTCACTCGATAATTTGACTGCCGTGTCTCCAATCGTGTATAATAGTACTACATCCACCCTGACTTTTGACCCAGCGGATATTTCCGAAATCGATGGAGGAACAGCCTGATGGCAGTCCAGACAGTAATTAAAAAGCGCCGTGATACGGCTGCTAACTGGATTTCCGTAAACCCAGTTTTGGCTGCGGGTGAAGAAGGTTTCGAGACCGATAGCGGTCTTTCAAAAGTTGGTAATGGCACTGATGCTTGGATTGACTTAGACTATACCTCTATTGCGGTTGTAAAAGAAAAGGTCAAGAACTCTACTGGCTCAACAATCGCCAAGGGTGCTGTTGTTTACATCTCTGGCGCAAACGGCGACAATGCGCTGATTGCTCTTGCTGATGCAGATACCGAACTAACCTCAAGCAAGACTCTTGGTTTTGTATCTGCTTCAATTGCCAATGGTGCAATTGGCACTGTTACAACAAACGGAATCCTTAAGGGCGTAAACACAGGCTCTGCAACTGCAGGGCAATCTGTGTGGCTATCTTCAACTGCTGGTGGTTTTGTTTTTAATACCCCGCCTGCAAAGCCAGCTCACAGCGTTTACCTTGGCGTGGTTGTTCGTGCACACTCTGTAAATGGTGCAATCCTTGTCAAGGTTCAGAACGGCTACGAGCTAGAAGAACTTCACAATGTAAGCATCACCAACCCAGCCACTGGCGATGTGCTTACCTATGACAGTGTTTCAGGTCTTTGGATTAACTCCGAGGGTGGCACCGGCAGCGCATCTATTACAGTTTCAGATACTGCGCCTGCAGACCC